TCTGTACGGACGTCTCCTTGACGGGATGGTACATGTGTCCTTTTTCGATGTCCTTTTTTTTCCACACAGTGTTCCAATGGATACCGTGCATTTCCCGCGGATGACGTATCGTATACTTGCCGCAATGCGCAAACGTAGGAATAAAATATTCTAAAAAATATAATCTTTTATATTTCTCGACAAATTTCCCAATACGCTGAAGTATATTACTTGATAAACGGACGCTGCAATGCATGGTATGGTGCATTTTCAACTTCTTCAGTTTGAAAAACGACGTCATGCTCTTTGAAAAAGAATCGTACTCTTTATTCTTCGGCCAATGCTCCCACTTACACTGTTCTCTGATCATATTCGACACAAGGACATCGGATTTTTCGTACTGTATATCAATATCTACCAGTGTGCGTGCATTCTCAAGGAACACGTCGTCCTCGATAAACCATACGTGATCCCATTTACCTTTTAATTGGGAAAAATGATACATCGCCTTGGACCATCCACCGCATCTTCCTTTCAATCGTACCTTGATGAAATCATCATCATACGTCGGAGAATAGTTTGCACACACAGACTCTTCGATTTGAATGATATCCACCTTGTCCCATTTCTTCGTTTTTTTCCACGTATTATCGTCAACCAGTACACAGAACGTATACCCCAAGGGTTGATTTGATTCGATAAACGAACGTAATACTTCGTTGGGTTTGTGGCATATAAAACAGGCGATATTATTCATACTTAGTCACGTGAAAAAATTTATACGTAATTAATAAATGAACGGAGTAACACGGAATAGATTTGAACTCGGATCAATGAAGATTCCTGAAGCGCTAAGGCTTAAATTAAACGCACATGTAAAAGACAGCTATTTACCCCCAGATGCTTCTACTATAACAGACGAATACATAGTCGACGGATCGTTCCCTTCGCATAATTGCATATCCTATATGTATTTAGGTAAACACCGCGGGTTTTCATTCGACGAGATCAATATTTCTTCTGAAAGAGATTCCATCGGTAACGAGGTATTTTCTTCTGACGATTTGTTTATTTTACACGGCAACAGGTTGTATTCTGGGTATAAAAGGAGTATCTTGGCGTCTAAAGTGGAAAGCGCTGAGTATAATTTAGAACATGTCCGTGATACTCTAAACACTGAATTGAGTGATAAATTAGATAATTCACTTGCAGAATATAATGATATTGAAATTGGGGGGCTGATTATCGGCGAGTATTTGAAAAACGTTGTTAACTTGCACGCATACGACGAACTCCAGGATCTTGTTATATTCTTCTTTAAAAATGAAATGATATCCGAAGGAACGGATAACGTAGTTCTAAAAGGGTTTCGTAAATATCCAAGTAACGAGTTGTTCACGCAAGATGATATCCAAAAACAAGATGCGTTGATATTGAACCGAAATTGGGAGTACGTTTCCTTGCACGGAGAGATACAGAACAGTGTCAATTTCACCGACACGGAAAGGGACGAGTTGAAGAGTCTGGGGGAGTGGAACGTGGAAGTTTACGGCGACGCGGATGTCAACTATACGGTGAAGGAGACATTTTACAAAGAACTTCAGAAATGTACAAAATTCATAGTTGACGACGTGACTACCACCACGGAAGTAGATACGTCGTTTTTTTCAAATAATGATATAGAAAACGATATATCTACTTCCTCCGAGGAGATGACGTTATTTGTGTATGATTATGCGAATTTAATTCACCGCGTCGTTCCCGAACTTCCCGCAATCGTATCGTCAAAGTATTTGAAAACGATCACAACGATCACTTCTGATAGTTCTGATAGTGAAATTAATGGGGCGTACGATTCTGTAGTGGTAAGTGTTGACGGAGATACTATACTCGCTTCGAACTCTGAAGGCGTGTGGAAAGACGGAGAGAATATCATTCCAGTCCAGAATATTTCAAAAATCGATATGAATAATACGGGAGACTGTGTCGTAATTGTCTGTGAAGTAACATCTACCGTATACGTGTATGAAAAGGGTATCGATGACGCATGGTCTCAAGTTGGAGAATCGATATCGTATCCTGTGAAAAACGCGGTCATTTCAGGTATTTCAGGTCCAGGAAACACTATTGCTATTTCGGGTATGAACCAGGTTCGTGTGTATACGCAAGGCCAGGATACGCTTATATGGTCACACGAGGTTATTGAAAACGGGACGGTTGGCTTTGGTACATCTCTATCACTGAACGACGAAGGGGATACGATTGCTATCGGATCTCCGAATGAAATTACAAGCGAAGGTGTGGACACTGGAGGGGTGTTTGTGTATACATATACAAACAGTGCATGGTCCTTGACTGGGTCAATATACGGCAGGGCGAAGAATGAGGAATTTGGACATTCGGTGTCATTAAACGGGAATGGCGATATAGTATCCGTCGGATCAAACGGTGTATGTTACCCTTCAAAGCCGTGTAAAAAATTGAATGAATTGATCGAAGATTTAGAAAACAACACGACCCCTCTACCCTTCGATAATCTAGGCCATTTTAGTATAACAACGAATTCCCACGTAGCTTCCGAGGGCCTGTGTTATCCTCACGAAAGGTTAAGTGATTTGTACCCTGATATATTCCCGAAAATTAATGTTAGAGCCGCAGTGTACCATTTAATCGACGATGAATGGACGGCACTTGGTCAAAGTATATTTATGTTAAAAGACGACGATTCAGCTGAAGAATTTGGAATATCCGTATCCCTTAGTCACGGCGGAAGAAAAATCTTATTAACGAATGGAAAGGGATTGTTTGTTGAATCGCACGTTTACCTTCATAATAAATGGCATCTCACGGCACAAGCAGAACACGGTAATAAACCTTGTGTGCTTAGTGGCAATGCACAGGTCATACTTGTCCACAAATTAAATACAGTTGAAGTTTGTGGGGAAACGCATTCCGACACACAGGTGCTAAATATAGATAATTTACGCTCCACGTGCATTGAATTATTAAATTCGACTGAAATTCAAAAGTATCCCATGAGTACTACTGAATATACCAATATAGATTCCGACGTATCGAATAAAGTATTCGTGAATATGGTGTTCAAAAATGCGGAAAATATCACGTTCACAGATTGCACTTTCAAAGGGTATGTTGCTAACTGTACATTTAAAAACGTCCGATTCGAGAATTGCAGATTCGGGCAAAGTATGGAAAACTATACAAGGGGTGATTTCGATACATTCAAGGACGACGTGAATGGGTATGATATAACAACGTACGGATTAACCCCGAATACGAGGAGAGGCGTTGATTATCTAAGAAGGTATATGATTATAGCAGGTGCAGGGGGGGTTATGAACGAACAGGTGTTATTCGAAACCGAATTCAGGAATAATACGTTTGATAACGTGACGTTTGGGTCGTGTGATTTATTTTGTACGAATTTCGTACACTCTTCGTCCAGAACCGATCACGTGCACTTCGACAATTGTTTCCTTGGCATGACGACGTTCACTGGAGGCTGTGTATTCAATACCGACGATAAATGGAATAACGAAGACGAATTTCATTATTTCCCCGTTCGCGTATCGTACAAGAACACGAAATCGTACGGTACTGTCTTGCGTGGAACTAGTTTTGCGTACTCTACCATGGATAACAGTTTATTTGAACTTATCGTCTCCATATGTCCCATAGTGAATACGTATGCATACGATACCATTGATTATCCTGATCTTGATTTCGAAATAATTCCCAAGTTGAACACTTCGTCGATAAATATCATGCGCGCCGTGCATATAATCGGAGACGTGATACTGGATAAATGTTATATTGAAATCGATATAAGTAATAACTTAGACGCGCATATATTCCAGGCAATAACCTCCGATGCAGGTTCAAAACTCCTACTGAATCTGTGCACGATACCCACAACAAAAACCGCAACTTTATCGAAATCGTTTCAAAATCAGCACAGATCATCCGTGTACATCTTAGGAACGTTATCCTTGAAATCCGTACCTAATCTTGTTTTTAAAGATATCGACATTGATACGTTGCGTGTTCAGAGGAATAATGATGTTTTCAACAGCACGGATGGATTACTGGACCGACTTGGATCATCGAATCGGGACGATTCTCGTCTTGTTCTCGATACTGAACAGGAAGAATCCCTGCAGAATTTCAAACTAAGTATTGTTAACTTCGATATTCACAAAGATCTTTTCATCAATGATATGAAGTTACAATCCCTTGTTATGGACTCCTCTGCAATAAATTCATTTAAGATTGAAAATTCAGAAATGTATTATCTCATTTTACAAAACATCCAGTCGCTCGGCACGCTTTCCCCCATAAATTCGTCGTTCACTGAGATTTCATTACAGAATGTCCAGTCCTGTACCTTGAACATAATACAGCAAGTTCCCTATTCTATCAGCGGATCTAATTGTAATTCGTGTACACTGAATTGTTCGGACGCATTAACTTCGCTCATACTAAACCGATCCGATCATTTGAAATTGTACGCTACGCAGACGTCCGATAACACAACGTCCGATAACACAAACACGATATCTCTTATCACGTTGACGTACTGCACAGTTGACGAAGTAGACATTCGAACAACTGGTATTCAAAATCTAAACACAGACTATACGTCAATCGCCAAATTCAATTGCACATTTCCTATTGATACACTGATATCGTCAAAATCCATCCTTACAAATGTCAACGTATCGAACGTGTCGCGTTTTGAACTTCGAGGATTGTACGAAGATAATATGTACGGTGTTGTGAATTTAACATCCGAGAACGGAGTATCGTTGAATCGGTGTTTTGATAGCGGAGCGTTTAATTGTGATTTCAAAACAGGGGGGGATTTCAACGTAATAGCCTCGGAATTTAATAACAGCGTATTCGATCAGTGTGTATTCAATGAAGTGTACGTATCGAATCAAAATCTCAAGGGCGTTTCGTTTAAACAGTGTACTATTCCCCACGTGCATTTGACTAATAGTACGGTTGAAAACGGGACATGGTCTTCCTCGACGCCTTTGAACATGACATGCGAGGGGATGAATTCGTTTGATTCCTGTGTTGTGAATTATCGATTAATCAAAGGAGTGATGGGTAATACGGCTTTCCGTGACTCGCGTATTGCACTTAATGTCCAGGATCTCGAAGGGGATCGATTGAGTTTCATGAAGTGTAAGGATATGGAATTGCATATTGAGAAAGGGGAACTCACGGACGGATTGAAAATGTCATACTGTTCTGGAAAGTACGTGAAAATACACGACACGGCGTTATCGTACTTGAAAAGTTCCAATATATACGTGAAACGTTTTGAAGTAAAACAGTGTACTGCCAATTACGCGACAATGCACAGTTGCTCCTTGAACAGAGTGGTACTGTCGCGAATAAAGTCGGGTAGTTTCCAGTTCACGAATAATGACGTGGATAGTATGAAATGGTTTAATTTCAACGTGAATCGTATTCTTGTGAATAAATCGACGATCGATGAATCGTTATTCAGTAGTATAAAGTCATCGAATTTCGATATCCGTAACTCCAGATTCAGAGACCACGTGTCTATTGGTATAAACGCGACAAAGGGAGTGATACAGTATACGAATTTCCAAAAAGTACAATGGTCGGATAGAAATCTGAATAATATACAAGTGGATAAAAGTATTTTTAGAACATAACTCGCCGCGTACGAATGAAATTATTTTCTCTTATCTAGTATACATACAAAATGGGAGGAGGATTATTACAACTAGTTGCATATGGAGCTCAGGATTCCGCACTTACGGGTACGCCGCAGATTACGTTCTTCAGAAGCGTCTACAGACGTCATACGAACTTCGCCGTCGAGTCGATCCCGCAGACGTTTATCGGAACTGCTGGATTCGGAAAGAAAATCACCGCTTCTCTTAGCAGAAACGGAGATCTCGTGAACGCGTGTGTACTTGAAGTCAAGCTTCCGAGTATTCAGAACGACACCGGGCAAAGTTTACGTTGGGTCGATGATGTAGGATATCATCTTATCAAGAGAGTTGAGGTAGATATTGGAGGACAAAAGGTTGATGCTCATACTGGTGAATGGATGCATCTTTGGAATCAGCTTTCTCAACCGAAAAGTAAGGATGGAGAAATGGATGGATGGGGATCTGGACATCATGCTATGATCGGTAATGCGATGAAGAACAGTGCTGGACCTAAAGTTGGCGATGTGCACGAGTCTATCCCTGCGACCAGTGTATACGTTCCTTTGAAGTTCTGGTTCAATAGTCCCGAGAACCCTGGACTTGCTCTTCCTCTGCTTGCTCTGCAGTACCATGAAGTTAAGATCAGTATTGAATTCAACGATATCACGAAACTTCTCGTGAAATGGGACGATGGTTATAATGAAGGTGGTATCGATACTGATAATGATGGCGCTGTTAACGGTGATGAAACTTCTTCTCCAGTCAGCGCTGACGGTGGATGTCACGTGTGCCATGTGACCAGCAGCGATTTCACGGTACTTAATGCCGACTGTTTCGATGCTCAGTTATTCGTGGATTACATTTACCTTGATAACGAAGAGCGACGACGATTCGCACAGGATAATCATGAGTACCTTATTCCCCAGGTCCAGTATACTGGCGAGGAATGTCTTGGATCGAATTGCAAGACCGAACGGTATCGTATGAATTTCAATCATCCCGTAAAGGAACTTGTTTGGGTCGTACAAAGAAGTGGAAACGAACCTTCTGATTATGCAGATGGTACTGGAAATAATCCTGTATGCAGAGCTAAGATGATGCTCAATGGACACGATCGTTTCTCTGAACGCGAGGGAACTTATTTCGACTGCGTCCAGCCTTACATGCATCATACTCGTTGTCCTACTCGAGGAATTAACGTGTATTCCTTTGCGCTGAAACCCGAGCAGCACCAGCCTAGTGGAACGTGTAACTTTTCCAGAATCGATAACGCTCAACTTGAGATGAGAATCAGAGACGGGGTCGGCGATTGCTCTCTTCGAGTCTACGCTGTGAACTATAATTTATTAAGAATTATGAGTGGTCTTGGCGGACTTGCGTACAGTAATTAATTTCTGTATTATATGATAAATGGGAGGAGGATTATTACAGCTAGTTGCACATGGAGCACAGGATTCTGCACTTACGGGTACGCCACAAATTTCTTTTTTCAGAAGCGTCTACAGACGTCATACAAATTTCGCTGTCGAGTCGATCCCGCAGGTATTTATTGGTACACCTGGGTTTGGGAAAAAGATCACCGCGTCGCTTAGTCGAAACGGAGATCTCGTGAACGGGTGCGTGCTTGAGGTGGATTTGCCGAGTATTAAGAATAAAGCTGGATTTGATTTTTACAGTTTACGTTGGGTAAAAGATCTAGGATATCATTTAATAAAGAGAATCAGTGTGGAAATTGGAGGACAAAAGATCGATACACATACAGGGGAATGGATGCATTTATGGAATCAACTTTCTCAACCAAAAAGCAAGGATGGGGATACGCGAGGGTGGGGGTCTGGATACGATGCTATGATAGGTAATTGCGCAAACAACTCTTCATTTTGGGTAGACAATGACGGGAATCGTTTGAAGTTCGATTTGAGTAAAAATATCGTGTACGTTGATAAATTCAATTCTGATGGGAGTAATTTTATTTTACATCAATATTATTCAGCCGACGGGATTGAGAATAATCCATACCATGTTTTGTGTAATAATAATAAATCCTATTCGGATATCCCATCGAGTAAAGTCTATATTCCGTTGAAGTTTTGGTTCAATGATCCCGAAAAACCTGGACTTGCATTACCCTTACTTGCTCTCCAGTATCATGAAGTAAAAATAAACATCGAATTTAATCCTATTGAAAAACTTCTTGTAAAATGGCATGATAACTATTATACTTATAGTAACTTAAGTGAAAATTTTAACGGCATTGTCGATGGTAAAGAGAATGTTGCATGTTATGGGTGCGATGTAACAAGTAGTGATTTTGAAATCATAAACCCCGACTGTTTTAATGCGCAATTATTTGTGGATTATATCTACCTTGATAACGAAGAACGTCGGCGATTCGCACAGGACAACCATGAGTATCTAATTCCCCAAGTGCAATACACGGGCGAAGAATGTATTGAGCACAAATGTAAATCTAAACGATACCGTATGAACTTTAATCATCCTGTAAAGGAACTCGTATGGGTTGTTCATCAGAACGGATTCGAACCTTCAAATTACGCGACATATTACGGAAACAATCCCGTATGTAAAGCTAAGATGACTCTTAACGGACACGATCGTTTCTCTGAACGCGACGGGACGTATTTCGACTGTGTCCAGCCTTACATGCATCACACTCGTTGTCCTACTCGAGGAATTAATGTATACTCTTTTGCACTTAAACCTGAACAGCATCAGCCCAGCGGAACGTGTAATTTTTCCAGAATCGATAATTCTCAACTTGAGCTTAGATTACGGGACGAAGTCGGGGCTTCTGTTCTTCCAATAGTGGATTCGGGATTCCGTATGAATGCTAAAGTAGCTAGGAAAGGTGCTGTTTTACGAGTCTACGCTGTTAACTATAATTTATTAAGAATTATGAGCGGTCTTGGCGGATTAGCTTACAGTAATTAATTAGTAATTAATTTCTTTCTATATAATAAATGGGAGGAGGATTATTACAGCTAGTTGCATATGGAGCACAGGATTCCGCACTTACGGGTACGCCGCAGATTACTTTTTTCAGAAGTGTCTACAGACGTCATACGAATTTCGCGGTCGAGTCGATTCCACAGACATTCATCGGAACGCCTGGGTTTGGGAAAAAGATCACCGCGTCGCTTAGTCGAAACGGTGATCTCGTGAACGGGTGCGTGCTTGAGGTGGATTTGCCCAGTATTAAGAATAAAGCTGGGTCTGATTACTACAGTTTACGTTGGGTCAAAGATCTAGGGTATCATTTAATTAAAAAAATTGAAGTTGAAATTGGCGGACAAAAGGTAGATACACATACAGGAGAATGGATGCATTTATGGAATCAACTTTCCCAATCAAAAAGTAAAGACGGGACAAGGGATGGTTGGGGATCTGGACATGATGCTATGATAGGTAATTATGCGAATAATTCTTCTTGTTTAGTTGATAATACCGGAAAACGGGTTAAAATAACCGGATTTGACAATAATGGTCCTGTTTTGGAATATGAAAATGGCGACGCCGTTGTTGAAGTAGATATTTCTAACCCTAAATTTACTGATATTCCTGCAAGTAAATTATATATTCCTTTGAAGTTTTGGTTTAATAACCCTGAGAATCCTGGCCTTGCATTGCCATTACTAGCTCTTCAGTACCATGAAGTGAAAATAAATATTGAATTCAATCATATTGAAAACCTTCTTGTGAAATGGGATGATAGAGATAATTTCTACAATCAACCCGAGGACACTGATCATAACAGGTTGGTTGATGGAAACGAGATAGGTTTATCGGTCGGAAATGGAAACGGGTGTCATGCGTGTCACGTATCAAGTACAGATTTTGAAATCATAAATCCTGATTGTTTTAATGCGCAGTTATTCGTGGATTATATATACCTTGATAATGAAGAACGCAGAAGGTTTGCACAGGATAATCACGAGTACCTTATTCCCCAAGTCCAATATACTGGCGAGGAATGTCTTGAATCGAATTGTAAAACAAAAAGATACCGTATGAATTTCAACCATCCCGTCAAGGAACTTGTATGGGTTGTACATCCAAATAAAAACGGCGAACCCTCGGATTATGCCACAATGGATGGGAATAATCCTGTATGTAAAGCTAAGATGATGCTTAATGGACATGATCGTTTCTCTGAACGTAATGGAACGTATTTCGACTGTGTCCAGCCATACATGCATCATACTCGTTGCCCAACTCGAGGAATCAATGTATATTCCTTTGCTCTTAAACCTGAACAGCACCAGCCCAGTGGAACGTGTAACTTTTCAAGAATCGATAATGCGCAATTAGAAATGAGAATCAGAGATGAGGTTTTGGATGAGAATATAGCAGTAGAAATTGAGGGAATGTCGCTAACTTTCGCAACTGGGAAACCGGGCGCTGTTTTACGAGTGTATGCTGTTAACTATAATTTATTAAGAATCATGAGTGGTCTTGGGGGATTGGCGTACAGTAATTAAAAAAATTATGTATCAATGAAAGCGTTCACGTTATCGAAATGACAAGTTTCTGTACAGTTCAAGTAAGGAAAGATTTCCTCTTTTTGTTCTGATTGGAACACGGACATCGCCTTGCATACACAACAACACATCATTCCAGTGATTGTAATTTGCGACGCAAGACATGTGGGATGAAACGTATGTTTACAAGCCAACTCAATCGTACGTCCTTCCTTTTCCCGACAAATAGGACAATCGTGTTCTTTACGATTAGTAATGAACCTTTTCATGTATGGCGGAATACGCACAGTGTCAAAGACGCTGATTCCATCATACGAGATCAATTTGAAATGGGTTTCCCGTATGTATTCCAAAAAGATTGTCGTCGGTTTCGACCAATCGAAATCTTCTGGATTGTACACTTGTCCGTTCTCGATAAACACGATGTTCATCAAAAGAACACGAGAAATGATACACGCACATAAATGATCCCCCCATATGACTCCGTTTTTCATCATTTCGTTCCTGAACTCTTCCAGAGAAAAAT